TGACATAACATTAGAGGAATAAATTTAAATGGCTACGTATTTAGGCACACATGGTAGTAGAATACAGAACTACACTACGGATCCCGATAATCCGAATACGGGAGAGGTGTGGTATAACGATACGTCTAATACGTTAAAGTTTCAATATGAAAATTTTGTAGGTGCTTGGTCAACAGGTGGTAATTTAAATACTGCTAGATCAGGAAAAGGAGGAGCAGGAACTTACACAGCAGCTTTAATGTTTGGATCAGATCAACCTGCAACTGATCAATTAAATGAATCTTATAATGGATCAGCTTGGACAGAAATTAATGATTTAAATACAGGATCTATTAAAGGTGTTGGATTTGGAACACAAGCTGCAGCTATTAGAACTGGTGGAGATGATGGAGGAGGTTATACTGCAATTACAGAATCTTGGAATGGATCAAACTGGGCGGAAGTAAATGATTTAAATACAGCGAGAGAACAAATGGGAGCAACTGGAGCTCAAACTTCTGGATTAGTTTTTGGTGGACAAGGACCACCATCAATGCAATCTATTACTGAATCTTGGAATGGAACCAGCTGGACTGAAGTTAATAATTTAAATACTGCAAGATATCAATTAACAGGTTCTGGAATAAGTAATACATCTGCTTTAGCTTTTGGTGGTGATGTCGATCCAGGATTAAGAGCTTTAACAGAATTATGGAATGGAACGAATTGGACAGAAGTTAATGACTTAAACACAGCAAAATCTTCTTTAACAGGATTTGGAACAGTCACTGCATCTATTGCTGCTGGAGGAGGACCTGCACCATCAGGAGCTCCACCTCAAGCAGAGTTATGGAATGGAACGAATTGGACTCAACAAAAAACTTTAAATACTGGAAGAACTAATTTAGCAAGTGCTACTTTTGGAACAACAGCTAATGGATTAATTTTTGCTGGTTCAAACCCATCATCTCCATCTGGATTAACAGCGACAGAAGAATGGAATGGTTCAGGTTCACCACTTGGAGCATGGTCCACGGGTGGTGCTTTAAATACTGCTAGATCTAGAATAGCTGGTGCAGGAACACAAATTGCAGCATTAGGCTTTGGTGGTCGTGCACCTCCAGTTAGTGCTTTAACAGAAAAATATAATGGAACTGCGTGGACGGAAGTAAACGATTTAAACACAGCTCGAGAAGGTCTAGGTGGTACGGGAACTCAAACTTCAGCTTTAGCTTTTGCTGGTTATACTACTACTTATGTAGCTTTAGCAGAATCTTATAATGGAACATCATGGACAGAAGTTGGAGATTTAAATAGTGCAAGAGAACGTGTAGGAAGTGCAGGAACAGATAATACTGCAGCCTTAGCTTTTGGTGGAAGAGATCCTATTGTAGCTGTAACAGAATTATGGGGAGGCTCAAGTTGGACAGAAGTTGGAGATTTAAATACTGTAAGGTATGGTCCAGGTGGAGCTGGAACACAAACAGCAGCATTATCTATTGGTGGTTTTACAAATCCTCCAAATTATTTAGCTTCTGTAGAATCTTATAATGGATCAGCTTGGACGGAAATTGCAGATTTAAATACTGCAAGGTCTGTATTAGCAGCAGCAGGAACTCAAACAGCTGCAATTGCTGCTGGAGGAGAACCTACTTCACCAGGTGCATTAGTGGAAGAATGGAATGGAGTAAGTTGGGCAGAAGTAGCAGATTTAAGCAGTGGTAGAAATAATGCAAGAGGAACAGGAAGCTCAGCAGCTGCATTAGTTTTTGGTGGAGGAACTCCAGCAGGAAATATAGCATTAACAGAAGAGTGGAGCAACACAAGTTTTACAACTAAAACAGTGAGTACGGATTAATTATGGCAACATACAAAGAAATTAAAGGAACAAATATCGAGGTCTTAGCATCAGACCCATCGAATCCTGTTGAAGGACAAGTTTGGTATAACTCAACATCAGCTGTTTTAAAAGGTCAAGCAGCTACAACTGCAGGTGTATGGGCTACAACTAATAGTTTAAATCAATCAAGAGAAGCACTAGCTTCTGCTACATCAGCTCCTGCTAGTACAAGTTTAGTATTTCTTGGTTTTAATAACCCTACAAAATATGCACAGACTGAAAAATTTAATGGAACAAGTTGGACTGAATTAAATGATGCAAATACTGCAAGAGCAAATGCTTCTGGTTTTGGAGTAAGTACAGCTGCAATAGCTGCTGGTGGTTATCTTGGTCCTCCTGGTTCTACAGCAATAGTAGAATCTTGGAATGGAACTAACTGGACTGAAGTAAATGATTTAAATCAACATAAATATACTTCAGGTGCAGCTGGAACTAGCACTGCAGGTTTAGTTTTTGGTGGAGGTACAACACCTCCTTATTCATTATTAACACAAACTGAAACTTGGAATGGAACTAATTGGACTGAAGTTAACGATTTAAACACAGCAAGAACTGCTCTTGGTGGATGCGGTGCTACTAATACTGAGGCTTTAGCTTTTGGTGGTAATGTTTCTCCACAGGCTCAAACGGAATCTTGGAATGGTACTAACTGGACCGAAGTTAATGATATGAATACTGGAAGAGCCAGTGTAGGTTCTGCTGGAATTTATACAAGTGCTTTAGCTGCTGGTGGGACTCCTCCAACAACAGGTAAGACAGAAACTTGGAATGGAACTAACTGGACTGAAGAAGGAGATTTAAATACTGCAAGACAAGAATTAGAGGGAGGGGGAACAACATCTTCGGCTGTTATGGCAGGTGGTCAACCACCTATTACAGCAGCTTCAGAAGAATGGACAGGTGCAGGTCCTGTAACAAGAACATTTACCGACTCATAAGACTTGTAATATATTTTAGTTAGTATATATAAGAGAGAAACATAAAGGATAAAGATATGAAAAAAGACGTCAAAGAAGTAATACAAGGTGAAGAAACTCATTTAAATAATTTATTAGAACAAGAAGATCTATCTGCTTTTAAAGGTATGGTAGACGAGCTTCGTGACACTTGGACCAAGAAACAAATGTTTCGAACAGAAACAGAAGCAAGGTTTTCTGTATTACAAGACAATAGATACCCAACTAAAGCATCAAAATATTGGCAGTGTGTTAGAGAACAGTCATCGTACTTAGATAACTTAATGACATTATCATTTGACTATAGAAGAAACGAAGCAAAAATTAAATGGCTACAAAGTAAAATTGAAAAAGAAGAAGATGAATATAAAAAAACTAAATATCAAATAGATTTAGACGAAGCTATATTTAGTAAAGCTTCTATGGAAAAAGTTGCAAAGCATAGAATGAGAGAAATTAAAATGTGGTCTAGATTAAAGAAAGAATTTAATGATGGATCATTTAATGACAAAGATGTTAATCAACATCAACTTGAATCTTATGGATTACAGTATCACGAGAAAGCAAAAACACTAAACGCAAACTCATCAGAGGCTGAAATATTTAATGTAATGGGACAACTACAATCATTACAAAGAATTAAAAAATCTGGTGAATTAGAGAATAGTTATAAAGAACAAGAAAAACTTGAACAACATGGAAAACCAAAATCTTAAATTTGATTTTGTATTTTTAGGTCAATCAATTTTAAAGTATCAAGTACCGCTTGATATATTTACTACGATTAATCAGATCTATGAACAAAATTTTCATAACCTTGCACCCGCTAATGGTCAGTTAGTAGGTAAGATTGAGAATGAACATTCTTTATTCTATCATGGTCAAGACCAATCTAAGATGAAAAATCATAATATGTTGCCTCAAAATGTTACAAACTATTTTATGACTGTGTTTAAACACTATTTAGCATTTAATAAAATTAAAGATTATGAAACTCATTTAAATTCTATTTGGGTTAATGAAATGAAACAACACGAATACAATCCAGCACACATTCATAGAGGTATGTTATTTACAGGTTTATCTAGTGTTATGATTTTAAAATTACCATCTACATTTGGTAAAGAATATTCTGCAAGTGAAATTCAACAAAATGGTAGACTACAAATATTAGGAGCAGCTAATGGTCAGTTTGCAAAGATAGATTATCAACCACCAATGGACCTTAGAGATTTTTATATATTTCCGTATGATATGAGGCACTGTGTATATCCATTTAATGGAACGACAGAGACTAGACGAACTCTTGCTGCAAACTGTGATGTACAGTTTGATCCGATTAGAAACAGAGGAGCTACTTAATGGATAAACAATATTATATAGACAATCATATTGGTGTATTTAAAAATTTTATGCCAAACGAATTAATAGATGATTATACAAATTATTTTAATAAGTGCGAGCAACAAGGTGCAGTATATCCTAGACGTGAAGATGAAATGTTAGTATCAGATAATGCAATCGACACTATTAGAGACACTAATGTTCCTATGACCTATAATAATAAACCGTTTATAGATATGTTTTTTAAAGATGTGTATCCTCTGTATGTTCAAAAATATTCTTTTTTAAAAAAATTAGCAACACATAATATACTTGAGGTTAAAATACAAAAAACTAAAGTAGGTGAAGGATATCATTTTTGGCATTGTGAAAATGCTGAGATGAAAGCAAGAAATAGAATACTAGCTTTTATGGTATATCTTAATGATGTAACAGAAGGTGGAGAGACAGAATTTTTATATCAAAAGTGTAGGTTTAAACCTGAAAAAAATACACTATTAGTTTGGCCATCACAATTTACACACGTTCATAGAGGCAACCCACCTCTGTCGAATGATAAATATATAATAACGGGATGGGTAGAATACGGATATTAATATGATAACAGAACCACGTTGGAAATCTTATATAGTAGAGACTACACAACCAATCTTTACACCTAAACAATGTCAAATGATTATTGAAGCGGGACGTGCAGAGCCTAAGCAAGACGCTTATGTTGGAAACAACAAAGGTATTAAAGGTGGAGTTATAGATACTAAAACTAGAACTTCACATATTAGTTGGATACCATTTTCTAAGACACCAGAAATGTACAAAGACATTGAACGTATTATGAAAACAACTAATGGTAATCATTTTGGTTTTGATGGAATGACAATAACTGAGATGGCACAATACACAGAATATCCAGAAGGAGGATTCTATGATTGGCATGTAGATAATGATGTAAACATGACCAACGAACCACCTGTAAGAAAAATATCTATGACTTGTTTGTTATCACCAGAGAATGAGTTTGAAGGCGGGGACTTAGAATTAATGGCTGAAGGTAAAGTTGCAAAAATTAAACAAGGACACGCAGTATTCTTTGCATCATTTATAAGACATAGAGTAAAACCTGTTATACGTGGCAACAGAAAATCTTTGGTTATGTGGTTTGGAGGGACACCATTTAAATAATGATTAGAGAATTACATTTTCCAACACCTGTTTATATTGCAGATATAGAACACCCAACTCTTAATCAAGAACTTGAGAGAGATATTGTAGCTTGGTCTAAACAAGATAAAGGAGTGGTTCGAACTAATGTACAAGGTTGGCACTCAACAACAGACATGCAAGAAAAACCTCAATTTAAAAAATTAGTTGATATGTTATATGCTTGTCAAAAAACTATTTATGATCAAGAACATTTAGATTCAGAGCCTGTACTAGGTAATATGTGGGCCAACATTAATCCACCAGGTGGAATGAATAGAGCTCATCAACATCCAAACTCTTTATGGTCAGGTGTTTATTATATTAAAGCACCTAAAAACTCAGGACATTTAAAAATAGATGATCCAAGATCAGTTGCTTGTATGTCTAGACCCAGACAAAAAGATGGAGAAAAACCTGCAAGACTATTTAGAGAAACACATTACGAACCTATTGCAGGAAGATGTATTATGTTTCCATCTTGGTTAATGCATTGTGTTGATCCTAACGAATCTAATGATATAAGAATATCAGTGTCTTTTAATTTTTTACAAAAGTGTATGATAGTATGATTCACTGTTTTTCAATAAAAGAAGATATTAAAAATTTTAAAAAAGATTTACTTAAAGAATGTATAGATCAAAGAAAAAAAGAATATGGTGGATGTAATTTTAAAGTACAAACAAAATACATAGATATTCTTTATAAAATATTTATTGATTGTGCTAAAAAAATATTAAAACCTTTTACTATAAAAGATAAAAATTTTAAAGTATGGTGTTACATGACTGATAGTGTGTACAATGAAAATGGTTGGCATAATCATAAAAAATCTGCTACTATAAATTCTGTTATATATTTACAGATTCAAGATAAAGGCATAAGTTTTAAACAAGATAATAAACAAATATATTTAAAACCTGATAATGGGGATATGTTAATTTTTCCATCTTCTTTAGATCATAATCCAGAACCATCAATAAATGATAAAAGAATTAGTTTAAATTTAGAATTATTGTGTAATGAAAGTGAACAGGAAATTTTTAATGTTTAGAGATCACAAATATCAAGTAATTAAAAACGCTGTATCATACGATCTAGCTAACTTTATATTAAACTACTTCTTACTTAAACGAGATGCAGTAGGTTATATGTATGAACATAACATACACTCACAGTCCCCGATCCTTGGAACATGGACTGATCAACAGATACCTAATACTTACTCTTGCTATGGTGATTTTGTAATGGATACATTACTAGTTAAAATGTTGCCTGTTATGAAACAACATACAGGATTAGATTTAATACCAACATATTCTTATGCTAGAGCCTACAAAAAAGGTGATTGTTTACATCGACATAAAGATAGACCTAGTTGTGAAATATCTACCACACTTAATTTAGGTGGTGATCCTTGGCCTATATTTATAGATGGTACAGGAGCAGATAATGTTGTTAATGAAAGACAAAATATTGTAAAACCCAACGCTCCAACAGGAACGAAAGTCTTGCTTGAAGTAGGGGATATGTTAGTATATAGTGGTTGCGAACTCGAACATTGGCGAGAGCCTTTTGACGGGAACATATGCGGTCAAGTATTTCTACATTATAATCATGTAAATGGCCCATTTGCTGATAAAAACAAATTTGATGGAAGACCTATGTTAGGTCTACCCGCATTTGTAAAATAGTATTATAATGGATTTATATGTTACAAAAAATAGGTTTTGCACCAGGATTCAATAAACAAGTTACAGAAACTACAGCCGAAGGACAATGGGTTGATGGAGATAATGTGCGTTTTAGATATGGTACACCTGAAAAAATTGGTGGTTGGTCACAATTAGGAGAATCCAAACTTACAGGAGCTGCAAGAGCTTTACATCATTTAGTTAATAAATCTGGTAACAAGTTTGCAATCATAGGAACTAACAGAATTTTATATGCTTATACAGGAGGTGTATTTTATGACATCCACCCTATTAAAACTACCACAACTTTAACAAACGCTTTTAGTACCACCAATGGTTCAACAACAGTTACTATAACATTTAGCACGGACCACGGAATACAAGAAAATGATATTATTCTTTTAGATAATTTTACAACTATTACAAACTCAAATTATTCAGCATCA